TAGTTACTTTTATTTGGATTTAACAAAATGTTAATTGCTCTTGCTTCATCGAATGATTGGACATCTCCAGCATGCAAATCTACTTGGTCTACATAGTAAGTTCCAGCAGCACTAAATGCAAAACGTAAACTGGCATAAACCGTATCTGTTGGGCTAGTTATGGTGGTCCACTTGCTCTGCCAAGTGTTATTTGCTGCAAGTGCTGTTGCTGTAGATGCGCTTAAAAAAGCACCGTCTTTGTCGTACCAACGCACAGACATAGTTATGTTTCCAGCACTTGTTGGAGATTTTCCTTGAAATCCAAAAGTGTACTCAGCCTCTTCCTCTACAGGAACGCCCTTAGTGATTGGCGCATCAGCACCTAAGTTTATTTGAGAGGAACTACTAGCAGCGATAATTTCACAGGTGTACGTTTCATCAATAACTTTTTCAGATGTAGGAGGCACTTGAGTTGTTACAGCATCTATGGTGCAGTTTGTTGTTTGCCAATTTCCAGTAGAGTCATAGAAAGTTGAGTCTTGAGCAGTTAGAAGTAAGTTTGTTGACACAGTTGTTGTCGGCGCATACCCAGTCAAAGCCTCTACGTATGTGTCAATCCCGCTTTTTAATCCCTTGCGGCTATACATGTACAGCGCTTCACGCACTAGCCTCTTTTGACTACGCAAAGGAATGTTTGGTTCATAATCAAGCCCTACGTTAAAAGATTCTAAAGGAACTAAGGATGCTGGAGTTCTATCAACAGCATGGTTAGGTCTTGCTAAATCTGTTTGAGTTAGCAGTTGCTCATATGTAAAGGACAGGCCGTCCATAAAAGAGAATAGTGCAGAAGTTTCATCAACAATTCCAAGAGGACTTTGAATACTGCTTGTAAAAACTCTTGGAAGAGTGTTCATCATTCGTTCTTGCATATTGTGGTTTGTAGGGATTAAATCTGAGATTTGACCTGCAGAAACCCAATAGCCAGCGTCAATTAAGAGAAAGACCCTATAGAATACTTGTCTGCCACTTTCTAAGGCAGGAACTCCAACAGCATCTTCAGAATCTATGAAGTCGTCTCTAGAAACATTTCCCTCTGTCGCAGTCTCTTCCCAAAGAATTACTCCATCTTCAGCATGCTCGGGATATCCTGCTTGATTTCGTACAAGTCTAATTCGTGTAAATTCACCCGTAGGCGGTTGCCACGTAACATATGTTTTATGAAAATCTAAGACCGTTAAGGTCATTGGATTTACTGAATAAGCAAGTTTTGGTTTTAGACCGTAGGTATCTGTTCCATAGGTAAACCGACCATATTTAGCCATTTACGTCCTCTTAAACCGACAAGTCGCCAGATAGTAACCATTCATTTGAAGCAATCTTTATTAGTCTTGCTTCTCCATATTGAGCATCTATTTTTGTTTTTGAACCAGAAGATAAAAGCGTAACTCCTACAGCGCCTTCTACCTGCACCTGTCCAGTTCCTTTTTGTAAAAGAATAATTGTTTGACCGATATCAAAGTTTACAGAACTTTCTACAGGAACTGTAACAGATACGGTACTTGAGTTAGTAAAAACTAACGCTCTTCCAGCGTTTGCCAAGGTTAAAGGGTGAGAGGTACCTGATATGTTTACTACTTCTCTTTTTGTTGCATCGGTTATCGCGACTGCTAAGTCTATCCATTCAGAACCACTGTATACTTGCGCTGTTTTGTATGTCATATGATTGCTCCCATCAGTATTTTGATTCCATCATCGGACATTAATAAGTTTGTTATATCTGTTCCATCTACTTGCGGAGAAATAATAGAGACATCTGAAGAAGAGTCTACCCATATAGTTCCAGCAGGAACGCTTGAGGGCTGAGTTGCTGAGTACACGATAGGAACAACCTGTTGACTGTATGTAAAGATATTTCCACTAGCGGTTACGTTTGAAACCACTGCGTTAGAAGAGTTTTTGAACTCAATCAAGTTTGCTGTTTGACCCGACTTTGCCTTTATGGTGAGGCTTATGACGTTGTTTGCAGAGGATGTGATGACTGAACCTCCTGTTAGAGATATAAAGTCATCGTAAACATCTTTGAGTCCGTACTCAATGTTTGCTAAACGGTCTTTAAGGGTGTTCCAGTTGGTTGTGGAAAAATCAACTGTTCCTACCCAGCCAGAACCTGTGGTAATACTTGTGCCTAGGTTACCCTGTAAAGCAACAACCTCTTCTTGAAGAGAGTTCACATGGGCAGCAAGGACGGTGTCTGTAAAGTCCACTTTTGTGGTGAACGACTTAACCGTTGTGGGATATGACGCTGTCACTTTCCTCTTCCTTCCGACCTTAAAGGTCTATTTTCGTCTACTTGCCCCCTATTTGTCTGCTGAACTCCTAGGCTATCTGGTTCATGGTTACGATTAAGGAGGGTACTGCTGGCTTTGGGCTTGATGCTGATTCGCTTTCTATTGCCATTTGAGTGGTATCAGTAGACCAAGCCAGTTGAACGTATTCATCATGTTTTAAGTCAATAAAAAAGTTCCATGCAGCAACTGCGTATTTTCCAGAATTTAAGTTTAGCCTAGTTGCAGAATTGGTTACATTAGAGCCATTCTTTTTTAACCAAATCCAGATGCTGTCTCCTGACCCTCCTCCTCCACCAGTTCTGTGGTGTATTTGGGCTGAAAACTGTACGTTATATGTTCCGCTTTCTTCTACCGTAAACTTTGAATTATCTTTTACTGCTATTCCTTCTTCATAGTCTTTGTTGTTTACTGAAAAGTTATAGGCTGTATTGATAGCAGCGGCAGTTTGGTCTGAACTACTAAACCAAGACCCGTAAGCAAAGACTCCCTGTGGTTCTTTTGAGAACTCACCAATCCATACTGGATACTCTGGGTCACCACCTACGTAGAGGATGTAGACACCAGTTCCAATTGCAGGAGGTCTTTTAGTAGAGACAACAGGCCAAATCCAATTCGTTACTGAGTCACTGTTAAACGAAGTGGACTGAACCTTTACCTTTAGACGCCTCAAATGAAGTGGGTCTCGGTTGTCTACGACAACTCCTCTGTAAATTCCCTGTAATCTTTTTATAATATCCATTATACAAGAGTTACGTTTTCTTCTTTTAGTCTAAATATTTCATCAGAACCACTTACTAGTGAAGAGTTAAGCGCCACTGAACCTCCGTCGATATAGAACAGAGTTACTTTTGCAGTTTTTACTCCTGGCACTTGTTGCACAGAGTACTCGATATCTTGCGGGTATATCGTGTCTGCAAAGTCCATGTTTGAGTACCCAAAATCTGTTAATAGTTGATTTTTTATAGAGCCCTCAACCTCGGACGCTGTGTATTGGTCTAACTTGGTGTAATCAACTCCAACAACAATGTCTACATAGACAGGAGGAGAGACTGTTACTGAAGTTCCTAAAAGAGTTTTATCAGACAAATAAAGTTCTACGTCAGATTCTAACTCCGTCCATTCAATAGTTGGATTGCCTGCCCCATCTAATCCTGGACTTTCATCTGCATCTGTTGTGTTTCTTGTTGGAGAAATGTATATAGTTACAGAGGTCCACACATTTGCTACAGCATTTGCTTTTCCAACTCCAGTCACTGCTAAAGCCAAATCCGCATAATCCTGCAGCGTAACTGCTCTGTTGTTTGCTCTTAATGAGAGCGCCGCAGAGGTTCTTATTTGGTCTGTTTCTTCAGGGTCTGCTCCACCTATCGCAACGTCGTCGTTGGTTACGGTTATCGCACTTTGAATTGCAGAGACCTGAACCTCTGATAACCCAGGTAAATAGTCAATAGTGATTATGGTGTCTGGCTCTACATTTCCCAATGCGCCACCACCCACAATGTACTTAGCACGAATCTCTGAGTATAAAGTTGGGATTACTCCTGAAACTCCGTCCCCAAGTAAAACTGTAACTACATTGTCTTCATCAGATACCGCAGTAAATACTTGGTCTGTTGGACCGTAGTCAATGATATGTTGTACTTGAGTCCATTTAGTGTAAAGGTCACCGTCCTGTACATACAGTTCTATGCTTCCATCAACTACGGGGATTTGACTTAGTTCAAATGACATTCCAGGTTCTCCTGTAGAGTTCCCAATACGTTCACCGTAAATATTGACATCATCTCCAACAAGTATGATTGAACGTCCTTCAGAAGCAGGGACGGTCTCTTCTCCTGGCACTGAGGCTACAGCAGCGGGAACCACAGCAGCAGCATCGGTAGTAAAGTAGAGAGTTGTTACAGTGTCTCCAACTACTATTTCTCCAGTAATTACTGTTCCTTCAGGAATTGTTAGTTGTGATGCTGAAGAGTTGCTGAAAGTAACATCCACTGTTGCCTGACGATAACCTGCAGGAACATATCCATACGTTTGAGCAATATTAAGCACGCTCTGACGTTGTGTCGCAGTTACGAGGAATGCTTCGTTTATACTTCGGTCTATATAGTAAGAGAGTAAATCTGCCATATAAGCAAATGCTTCTACTAAAGCAACTCCAAAGTCTGCAGGGTCAGCAGCAGTCCAGTTAGGTACACGGTCTTGGATACGTGCTATCAATTCCTCACGAATTGAGGTGTAATCCTTGCTGGTATAGTCAAAAGCAATAGGGATATTGGACGGAG